GGGCCCCGGCGGGCCCATCGGCCCCTGCGGGCCTGTGTCGCCTTTTATACCTTGCGGGCCTTGGGGACCGCGCTCACCAGTTGCACCTGTCTCGCCCTTAGGGCCTTGGATACCAGTGGCGCCACGCGGGATACCGAGCGAGAGCGTCTTGACGAGCCCCTCGCCAGATAGCGACGCGGTGGCGTCCGCACCCTCTGCGAGCGTAGACACCTTACCAATGGCGATATCCGCCTGTGCCCACGTCTGGAGCGAGTTCGAGGCATCTGTTACGGCCTTGTCGGCCTTGGCCTCAACGGCCTTGAGCGATTCCGCGTCGACCTCCGCACTGAACGTGTAGTTCTCGAGCTTCAGGCCCTTTCCCGCCGAATAAGCGTGCCCGCCACCTCCGTCGGCGATCGCGCTGGCTGAGTTCTTCGTCGTGGTCTCACTGCCGACCTCGTACCTGTATGTTGCCACGCCATGTGAGACCTGTACGATCTTCTTCACCACGATCGCGCTAACGGTCTTACCATGTGCGTTATCGCGCGCCGAGATAATGTCGCCGACGTCGACGTCGATATCGTCGTGCGCGTCGACCTCGACGCTGCCTCGAGTCTGGTACTCCCTGAGCTTCTTGCCGCCCTCCTCCTCGAGCTTCGCCTCGTCGGCGTTGCTGTAGTCGTAGAGCGCACATATCTCGTCGACTCCAAAGAGGCTCTGGGTATGGCTGACGTTACCGGCAGTGTCAGCATAGAAATGGACTACGGCGCGGTTCTCGAGCTCGCCAGTACCTACGCAGACCAGGTGATTGATACAGCGGTGAACCGAAGTCAGCGTGAAGTCCAAAAGGTCGGAATCGACCTTGTTCGCATAGTCTACGACAGGCGGCAGAGAGATTTCCACCTTACCGCCCTTACGACGCATGACGACCTTGCGACCATTGGCCTTCGCCATGGCTTTCAAGCCGCTGTAGCCGTCCACGAATCGATCGAAGGTGTAGCTTACCGGCGTATCGTCGGAAGCGGCGGAGAACAGCCCAGAAAGCCCCATGCTCTCGATGAGCGACGCGAGCACATCGCTCGCCTTACCGCTGACGGAGAGGTATCCGCTTCCCAAATCGGGGAGCAGGCGCTTGCCTGCCAAAATACCATGCCAGGTGCGGCCCTTGCACAGAATTGAGCCGGATGCCTCCCTGCCGGCCTCATAGCTCGCCTGGTCGATAACACCACCATACTCGGTGCCGTCGATGAACACAAATTGCCCCTCTTCGGGGGCTTCATCCGCGCGAGCCTCCAATTTCAGTGCGTTCTCGTCGCTGCCGAAAGCTATGTCAAGCTCGAATTCCTCGATTTCGCGGATATCGCCAACAGTTGGATCATTCACCACTAAAACCATGCGGGCTCGCCCTCTTCCTCGTACAGAGTCAAGTCGAAGCCGAAGCTATTGTCCCACGAGATTTCAGACGTGCCGACTGGCACGTGCTCAAAGATATACTCGCCAGAACCCACGCCGCTGCCTCGGTGCGCCTTGCTGAATGCGTCCACCGTGGTGCCGTCTGCGGCGACCACGGTGACGGTGCGTCGCAACGGGTCGATATCCATGTAACCGCCCTCGGGAACGGTCACGTCCACCTGGTACAGATTGCCGGCCAGGCGTACAGAAGGGTTGACCGCGGGCCCATACACGACAAACTTCGCGGGGCTGTTGGAGTAGCCTGGGTTGATGGCGTATTGCAGCGGTGGGGTCATGCCTAGGTCGTACGGCAAATCATGTGGCAAGTCGAGAAACTCATAGTCCGCCGAACCCTGCACGGGCACGAACGCCGTCGTAGTCCCCCTGCGCCATACGCCGTCGAGCAAAACCAAAGTGAGCTTGGTCGCGAAGAAATCGTCACCGACGCCGTCCACCTCGGAAGCCACGACGAAACAACGCTGGAACCAGTCATTGACATAGATAGTGCCGGGCGTGCCCTTCTGCATGTCCGTGTCGGCACATCGGCGGAAAGCGTCAGCCTGTGCCATGTTTGCGAAAAACGCCTTGAATGAGACCTTGCGGGCACCGCGCGAGGCCGTGGCCAGTGCGCGATACCCGATTTTGTAGTCCCATTCGCGGCTAAAGAGGTCGTTCGGCTTACCGACATATACACCAGAATTGAGCGGGATGACAGTCCCCGCATTTGACTTGTATTTGATATCAAGCATACGCGACCGCCTTTCTCGCCTTGCGCCCGAACTCCGATTCACCCATGACGGGCGTGAACTCAGCGATGATAGATGGCAGGTTCTCGGCCAGCCAGCTGATAACGGCCGATTCGCCGCCGGCCGTGCTGTTGACGCCTGGCATGGCGATATCTTGTGCCGTTGAAATCATACCGCGCATCGCATTATCTGTAGACCTTAACAACACGTCGGCGTCATCGTCGACACCGAGTGCCGCACCTTGCATCGTGTATTGGCCGATTTTACGGAACACACGTGATGGTGAGTGGATGCCGAGCAGGTTTTTTGCAGCATTGATGGCGTCGTCGACTGCACCTTTAACGCTGTCGATCAAACGTCCTGCGGCACCCGTAACGCCATTTACCATACCTTGAATAATGTTAGAACCAATCGATGTCACCTGGCCGGGTATAGACGCGAGGCCGTTGATGAGGTTGCTTGCGAACTGCGATGCCGCGCTCGTGGCGTTACTCGCGAACTGCGACACCCAGCCGACGACAGTCGAAATGACGCCGGAGAGCCATGACGCTATATTGCCGGGCAGCGCAGACATGAAACCGGCGATACCTGAGATGAAACGCGAGCCGGCACTTACGGCATTTGACGCCATGTTGGCTACCCATGCGGCGACATTCGCGATGACCGTCGACAGAAACCCAGCGATATTGCCTGGCAGCTGTGCGAACCATTGCACCAATGCGTTAATCGCGTTCGGCAGGTCGACTGTGAAGAACTGCACGACACCTGTCACGAACCCCGAGATGTCCTCATACAACTGCTGGAAGCCTGTGACGACAAACGCGATGACCTCGACGATAGCCGAGAATACCTTGATTGCCGTACTGATCGCCGCCGCGAGTGCGACACCGATGAGATCCGCGAGGAACGTGAGCAAAGGCGATGCATACTCGATGGCACCGAAGAAATCGTTGAAAGCCGGTGACAGCGTCTCGATTGCGGGGAGTATGAGCTCGTTGACGTTATCGCTGAAAGTCTTGACGCCCGAGCTGACGGCACTGAAAACGCTGTCTGCGGCGTCTGCCGCCGGCTTCAAATTGTCATTGAATACGCTTTCGAGTTTGCCGACGACTTTGTCGACGCCTGCGAATGCGTCACGCATCGGCCCTTGCACGGCTTCAGGCAAGACATTGATGAGCGCGTTGCGGAGGTAGAGGCCAACACCAGGTGCATAGTCTGCGACCGTCTGACCGAGTGTCGTCATGATCTGGCCGACTCTCGGGATGATGTTCTTGCCCGCAATGACGACTGACTGGACGAGCTGATCAGTCAGACCTTCCATGTCCGCGTCTTCGTTGCCGAGGCCGGCAAGCCAATTATCCCACGCGGCCTTTGCCATGTTGACAGAGCCCTCGATGGTAGTCGCTGCCTCTTCCGCCGTCGTGCCTGTGATGCCCATCTCGTCTTGCACGATATGGATAGCCTCGACGATATCGGAATACGAGTCGACCGAGAAATCTCGCACTTTGCCCTGCGCTGCCGAGAACTTCTCGGCGTCTGAGAGCAGGCGCTCCAACTCTGATTTAGTACCGCCATAGCCGAGTTTCAGGGAGTCGAGCATCTCGTAGTTGCCGCGCGACAACGACATATATGCTTCTTGGACAGTCTCGAGCGACGTGCCCATCTTGTTGGCATTGTCACTCATGTCCGTGATGGCGGTATTGGCCATATCGGCTGCGGCCTCAGTATTGCCGCCGAGTGAGCTGATCAACGCTGCCGCGAAGCTCGTCGAGATCTCCATATAGCGGTTGGCTGAGACACCGGCCGTCTGGTAGGCGTTTGCTGCATACTGCTGCATCTTGCCCGACGAGGCTTTAAACAAGGTGTCGATACCGCCGACCAACTGCTCGTAATTCGAATATGCGTCGAGTGCTGTCTTGCCGATTGCGACCGTCGCAGTACCGACTGCCGCAACGCCTGCTTTAGCAGCGATGCCCAATTTATTTTTGATGCCGTCGCCGATCTTGTCGACCTCGCCAGATGCCTGGTCATCGCATGTGATCTTGACGGCGAGGTCGAGTAGATTCATACGACCACCAATCCCGCCCTTTTCGTGACGTCCGCCACTACTGTGGTGGCGTCGATGTCTTCATATACCTTGGGCCGGACTTGGTCGTACCATCGGCGACCGATAAACTTTTGTTGGCCCATGAGGTATAGGGAGTCGGTGACGTATACCTTAAACGCCATCTCGTCCCGTTCTTTCCTATAGCGGGCCAGTGTGAACTTGACGAATGCGTCGGCCCTTAGGGGACCTCGAAATTCGCCGAGGCAGAGCCAGGCGCACCTGCGTCCTTCCCCGTCTCCGACGATGATAAAAAATTGAGGAACGCATCATCAGTCACGAGCTCCATGACGTCGGTGAACAACTTGGGGAAATCGAGCGATGCGGCGTACTGCTCAGGGGTCACGCCCTCAATTGCCGCCATGGTGGCGATGATGTCGGCCTTATGGCTTTTGAGCAAAACGGGCAGGCCCTTGCACATGCGCTTCGCGAAGAAATCGCGCGCCTCCATGCCATCGGGTACGGCTTCGCGCTTAAACATTGCGGCGATGTCCTTGTCCTGCACCATGTTCGCGATGGGGTCGATGATGTCGGCGATGACGTCGAGTACGCGGTCGCCCTTGATGTCACTGAGTTTCATTTAATTTTCCTCCTTCAGGCTAGCCTACTTATCAGCAGAACCAGCCTTGATATAGATTTCGAACGGTACGGTGTCGATGTTTTCATTGCTGTAGTGGCCAGTGTACTCGAACTCAAACGTGCCCTTCGCCTTGTCGCCGGACTGGATCTTGAAACCACCGGTCGACAATGCGTTGATGAGCTTGATCGCGATGAAACCGGCCTTGCCGGCAGACGAACCGTCTTCGTTGATGTCAGAATAATCGCCGACCCACCAGATGTTTTTGAAATCTTTGGCTTCGACAGAGTTACGGGGCACGACCTTGGTCGAGTCGTTGCTCGCAACAGCAGCGGTGCCGATGACAGACGTCGCGACATTCGTATCCATCGTGACAAACGAGCCGGACATCTTGGCTTCCCAGCTGTCGAGCTTCTTGAGCTCTTTAGTGTTCTTCGGGCAATTGTCGATGTCCTCGCCGAAATCGGTGAATGACGGCGTGGCCTCGAACGATACGCCGCCACTCGTCGCGCCGATGATGTTGGACGCAGTGAGCTTGCCGGTCGCCGGGTCGAACTCAGTAGTGAGGATACCCGCGCCAAGCTGGAGCTTCTTGAAAGTATCCGTCGGAATTTGTGTGAACTTAGCCATTTAACTTGTCCTCTCAAAACGAGGTGATAAACTCTGCCGTCACATTGATATGGCGGCGCTTGATCTTGCCGTCGGCCGCGTCACCCATGCTCTGGCAGAACGGTGAGCCTTTTTTCAGTATGACACCGCCGCCGTCACATGGGATACACTTGCAGCCGATTAGTGCCTTTGAGACTTCACGCGCTTTCGCATTCGGCTCCGCCTCGGAGTCGCCACGATACCAAATGTCCATCGACAACGCGACTTCCCCGCCCCAGAAATCATCGACTGCGAGCTCGTACGTGATATACGGGAACTCCGCATTATCTGGTACAGATGTCGCCGCATACGCTGGAATCGAGAAGCCCGAGAAGAATTCATAGATAGTAGCTTCAGGCGTCATGATAGCTTCCACTCTTCCGCCGACACCTGCTCGAAACTGAACGTCGCCACATCGGGTGTACGCATATCGTCCCCGTTGGAAGTCACACGGAACACTTGGCCGTCACTGACCCGCTTGAAAACGTCATGAAATTCGAGTCGCGCGTTTGTGTCGGTAGTCACCGTGTAGACGTTCGATACGCCCTCTTTTTCAGCGACGCGTGCGGCCAGGGTGGTATCGCGGACGATAGCCGCATCGAAGGTGGCACTGTCAACCCATGTAGTCGTCCACCCGCCTTCGCCGTCACTCACACGTTTTTTCTCCATGAGCACGCACGGCTCTTTAAAACTATCGATTAGCGTCATGGCAACTTCCTCCAACGATTGAGGCGTCGGCGAAATGCGTCTTGCCATCGCACAGGCATGCCGTCGGAAGCGGTGGCCTTCGTATACGAATACCCGCCGAACGACTCTGATGTATACACGGAATCGGGGTGGGCTTTACACCACGCCTCGACCTCAGCCGCGATGTCTATGACTGCCTTCGGCACTGCTAACGCCCACACCTCGCCGTCGAATACCTCGTCGGTGAGGTCTGATGTCGGGTACTGGTGCAGGCCGTCGTTGAAAACACTGCCGACTATGCGGTAATACTGGCCCTTCTTGACGAAGCCATGCGGGAGGGTGAGCTCGCCGTCCATGACGGTGAGCTCACCTGCGAGGTAATCGCATTCGAACCAATTGTGGATCTCGGCGAGCAACTCCTCCAGCATATCGACTCCTTAGGCAGTCTTAGGCGCGGTGATGATGCCCTTCATATGGCCGGCCTTCAGAGTGTTCTTGAGGGCGACGCCAGCGACGAGCTCGACCTCGCCCTTCTTGACCGCACCGGGGAGGGTGAGGTCGGGCATGTAGGACGTGATGACCTTGGTGCCGGTCGGGGAGATGCCATGGAATGCATCGAGGCCGAACTTGACAGCGTAGATGTCGGAAGTGCCGAAGGCGCTAGCGCCGGCAGCGGTGTCGGCGACGATGTCGACGGTGTTGGAGCCGTCATAGAACTCGCCGGCGTCCATGAGCGCGATGCCGTTATACGTCTCGACGGTACGGCCGCAATCGTCCTCGGGCGAC